TATTGTATTCAAACCTTGTTGGATGAATTGTTTCAACACAGGTTCCATGGATATAGTCCGGCGAGCTACAGAGCTCTTCGGAACACTGATAAGCTTAGCAATGCCAGCAGGGGAGTCGTAGAGCTCATCTTCGTCTTCAGTTAGCATCTTACTACAACGATGCTGATCATCGACACTTTCAAAAATGAATGTATCGAAACCAAATGACGATGCGTAGCTGTCATACTTTCGTAAGTCAGCTAGTACGCCTTGCCATTTCTGGTTCGGCGAATGGGACTCTGCGACACTACCAGGACCGTGTTTCGGTTTTAGTACTCGAGGATCATAGTTGAATAGATCCAAAAGTACCATTCCCGAAACAGGATCGAGATAATACTCGAAACTCGATGATGAGATATCATCGGGAAGGGCATTATCACAATCCAGGAACTCATTCACAACTTTCTTGTGAAGAACATCCTCACGAGAATCGCTGTAAATGAGCTTCTTAAACATCCGTGTGATCTCTCTGTATAACTTTACAGATCGAACACATGGAGTGCTAAGAAGCAGTCCTGTTTTAATATCGAACACAGCACAGAGCAAACCCGAGAGAAATTTCGGGAGAGCTCCCTTACGGGCAAAACCCGTAGGGCAGGTGTACTTACCATCTGCTAGCCCTCTATCGAGGGCATCGCATAAGGTAGGAAGGGCTACGGTTAGGAAGCCGTAGCCTTCGTGCTCGAAACGTACCTTAGCAGTAAGAAGATCTCTGCTAAGGCCTTTGACGCCAGGCTCAAGTCTTTCCACATCGTGAAAAAGACTAGAGAGGAGTTCTACTGGACTTTTCATGTTGCCTCCATGAGGTCAGCATTCCAGTCCATGCTAGTAACCCTTCCTAGATCTCATTTACGACAATAAGAGACCAGAACCGGGGTTAAGGGATTACGGGCGCTGTGCCGGCGTGAATCACGCCGCCCAGAACCGCAACGATTAGGATGATGACTACGATCCAAAAGGGATCCCAGTCAAAGCCTTGATCGTTACGACTCAAAGCCAATAATCCTGTCAACACCGGCATCAGTCGATGCGATTGTATCCAAAGCGGCCTGATAGAGGTTAATCATCTCCTCATCAGTAAAACCGTACTTTGGCTTAGCGATCGAGATTGATACCGACGCAGATTGCGGCGAGATCAGACCATTATAGGGGTTAGCAGCGTCGATCGTCTTACTAATCTTAAAGTAATGACGATCGCCGTTCTTAGCCGTACTATTATGGTTGATGACAACGGCATAACCGTTGCCACCATCACGACGCTCAGACCCATAAGAGTCCGTCCGAATCATTACAAATGATAGGGCCGGATTAGGGGCATTTGCAGCGACTGCAATGGGATCAGAAAGCATGGAGACTCCTTAGTTGGTTAGAGGGCGCATCACTGCGTTCTCGAAGTAACTAAGTGAACTTCGTGAGAAGTGCACCTAGCGTTAATTTCTGTCCCTCCGACAACAGACCTTGTTTGTCGAGAACAGATTTGACGCTTGGCAGTTCATCAATCGAAAACCTAGAACGGTAATCGAAAGACCCTGAAGTATCGTATTCGAAATCAATCGGATCCGATTTTACTTCAGATATAGTATCCCCAAACTCGTTAAGGGTAATACTATAGTCCTGCCATATCCGTATTTTACCTTTGACGGCTATATCACAGTGGTATAATGCTGTCATAAAACCGACGTTGATTAGATTTTCATCGAGAGCAACTTCCTCAACTAAGTTGAGATATTTGCTCACGCCTGAAAACCAATCACCTAACCACGTCCAGGGGATCAAGTTATAGAGATCCACTATACGAGGATAAAGGCCCAACATATCTCTGTATGTCGAATCAGAGAATTTTGGGACGGCCAAGGGTGGAAAGTTAACTACTCCGTTAACTACGCAACGAAGCTCGCCGGAAGGTTTATAGTCATAAACCGGATCGACAAGATCGTAACGTGTCCACACTGGGACCAGGTAAGATACAGAAGGAGCTAGCCATGAACCCATTGACTCAGGAGTTTTGTACTTCTGAGTGAATCTCTGGGAAGAAATCTTTGAATTTCGCTTAAGAAGGTAGTTAAACCTCTTAGCCATTTTCTCAGGTTGCTTCAGGAGAGACTCAATAGCTTGTTTCATAGACTCATAGCCGAACTTTTCATTCAGATAGGCGTTCGAAAACGTTTTATCTAAACGACTAGAAGCGGCTTTGGGGCTCTTAGACAAGTTACGTAGAAAATCTAAAGACTCGAAGGTCTTTGATATCATCATTGGTAAATCTGTCAATTCACCAAGTTGATAAAAGGCGTTGTAAGTCCGATATGATGAAAGACAGGGAGGCAAAACATCTTCAAGATGTTGAGCAGCCCATTGTCTAACATTAAACTCGAGACTTTCAGCGTCACCTTCAGATCCGAAGTTTCCTACGATGGGCGCGATTGGACCATTACCGTGATAAGTAAACTGAACATTATGGTGAGTCCGCGTGTAGCGGCCATCACCCTCTTGCACAGTTATCTTATACACAGTATTGTAGGTGTCAGGGGGAGGCGTAAGTCCGACCATGCTGTGAGGAATTGTTTCACGCATTTCGGAATATAAGCACCCCTTGGCTCGAAGATTATCTGTAGAATCTTCGATAGAAACAGTACGATTTCTCACAGACTGAGGATACTCTTCCGAGATATCTTCAATGTGAGTATTGACCAAATACTCAGGCACAATTGTGACTGAAAAATCTGGCTCGATAACGTAGTTAGTGTAGACTAAAACTGTGTCCACGGCAGTTACGCCGAGTTCATAGGAATAGGTTGCACGAACACGCTTTCGTCGTACTGTATCAACTTGTTGACCACCGAATCGAAACCGAGCGGTAGGATCGAATGCAGCTGCAATCGATCCCATTCGTTCGGGTCCGAAAACGTTCATCAACAGGTTAACCTCCCAATCGTCAGACAACTGCCAGAGTCTTTTTGCAGCATTCGTATAAGCACCACGAAGGTGCTTTCGATCATGGACCCCAACAGGCGGTCCAGAACGACTATCCGAGAAGGCAGCGTTAGAACGTTGCTGATCTAGGGTAGGATGCGATTGCGGCATGGCAGTTAGTCCTTTCTGGCGTCAAAGTAAGGTAGTTAAACGGCTCACGCCGTTGCGGTGCTCCTAGGAGC